AATGTTTTTATATTGTGGTGGATTTTCTTTTAGTCGTTTTTCTCTTGCGAGTGCAAGTCTTTCAATCGCAGCCTGTCGTTGTTCTTCAGACATTTTTCGTTTAGCCATTATACCTCACTAGTTAAATTAATATATGGTAGTTAATGTTTACAGAGGCAACTACCAATCCTCTTGCATTTTGGTTCTTTTTTTTTAATGTGTTTAAGAACTGAGGGCACCCCCAAGACAATCCACACTATTATAATAACACATATTTTTTAAAAGTCAACCCTTTGACAATTTTTTCAATCTTAACTGATTATCAATCCATTGTTTTGCAATATAATTATTGACCTTTTTGGTTGCAAGTTTTCTAATTGACTTAAATACTCTATTGAATACATTTTCTTTTGCATTGTTATTATCTACAACAACAAAGTTTTTAGTACCAAATAAATTTTGAAACTTACCTATGTTTGATTGCACATTGTTCCAATATGTTTTAACAATATCTAACGGTAGTTTTCTATCTCTTTTATTATTTCTTTCTATTGCAGTATCTAATGAAGTATTAACAAAAATCATATAAGTATCATAACCCATTTGTTGTAATAATCTTTTTTGTGTTTCTATTTTACCATATTCTGCACCAGTACCATCTACAATCATACCAAGTCTACCAGCAACAAAATTCTTTTGCATTTTAGATGTAACTTCTTTTGCTCTTTTTCGTATGACATCTCTCTCAAGAGATTTCTCTGGACTCATATCCCTAAAGTCTAAATCAAAGTCTGCATCTTTAAGTAGTTTTTCAAATGCAGTATCAGAGTTTACAACTTTCAGACCGAGCCCACCAGTGGTCTTTCTTACTACAAAAGATTTACCACTACCAGGCCCGCCTGCTAGAAAAAATGCTTTGAATATATTAGGGTCATATACACCCTCTTGTAGTTGGTCAAATGTCTTCACGCTGTTCTTCTTCCTAAAAACTTTCTCGTTCTTGCGAGGTAGAGTTTACTCACCTCTGTTGTTAAGTCATTCACTTCATTATTTAGGTATCGTTCTTGTTTTTGAAAATTTAGTGTTCTTAACTTACGAGTTTGTTTATTAGTCATTTTACTTCCTTTAAATTAACCTCTTTGGGTTAGGTGGTAGATTACTTGAGTAAGGTTTAGTCACACTATCTTTAATAACTGTCGCTTGTATCGTGTGTTTTTTTGGATTACCAAAATCAAAAGTGTGTCTTAACCTTGTTATGATATATCTACCAGTTAATCTTTCATCATATAAATCTTCATCTTCATTGTCAACATCAGTTTTTGCTTTATATACATTCAATCTTATTACATCTGAAACTTGTATTGATAAATTACCTACCATATCAATAGTCATACCCATTCTATCTAAAAATGACATCTTATGATTTCTAGTTAATAAATGGTCACTTATTGAAGATTCTTCAAATGGATATATTGTATTGGGATAAGGATTAATATTGTGAACTGAACCTTTAGGAGTATTAAATCCAGATGTGGATTGTAAAGTTAAATATGAATCGTGAAAATCTTCTACTGTTTTTCCATCTTCATCAACTGAACTTGATATCGGAAATATTGGGTGTCCAGTTTCACCGATACTAGTTTCTATGTCATTTTTTTTGGAAAACGCATCAGAGTATCTAAACTTTAAATCGTGGTAGGTTTTATTGTATATGTCGTGTAATAACATTCTTGAAGAATACATTCCATTCAGTGTGTTTAATAGTACACTATTACTTATTAAGTTATCGTTTTCTACTTGTCCTAATTGTCTGACAATATTTGCCTCTAATTGAGATGATTTAGATGGTTTGTTATCATAAGTATCTGATGCACCTAAAGTAAATGTTGTTTTAGTGTTTTGTCTATTAATCATATCAAAAGATAAAAAATGTAAACCTTTTGTTGTTTCAAAAAACACAAATGGTGAGTCTTTTTTTGTCTTAGCTCTTTGTGCAATCATCTGAATTGCAGTTAAAGGTCGCAAATTAGGTATAACAATTCTTTCTAAACCAACACTATCATCAGTTAAAAATCTTTTATCACTACCTAAAAATTGTTTTTCTTTTACTAATCTACGGACTATCTCTGACATATTACCAGAGAAACTTTGAGAAATTCTAGTTCTAGAATTTTTCATATATTCTCTAGATGCAAGAGTCAAAGAAACAAATCTACCTTGTCCTTCATTTCTTTGTGATACTGATGTAACTATTAATGGGTCTTTTGTGAAATCTAATGAAACATCTTCAGAAGAAGGAGTGATTAATTTTAAATAACAATACTCATTACCTACAATACCATTTTGTAAAACTAAATCATTTGTGTCTAAGAAAGATATATTTGCAGTTAAAAAACCTTGCATTATATCTTCATATACACTTACAATACTTAACACACCATCAAGGTCTAATGGTACTGAATTTCCGTGATGAGTTATTATCTTACACTCTTCAACCTCAAATGAACCACTATAATTATAATTGTCTTGTGCCATTATGCATCACTTTGTAATAAGTTTCTTAATTCTTTCCTAATTTGATTAACAAATTCTTTTCTAACTAATCTTATTTTACTATATTCGGTCTGTAAATTTTCTTCATACTCTCTATTTGTTACCTCACTCACAGTGTCACCACTATGACCAGTAGAATCTAAACCTATGTTTATTTTTATGTCTGTATCACCAGACTTTTGACTAATTTCATAATGATGAGTTCCAAGTGGATTTGTATATTTGTCTTTTATGTATTCTTCAAAACCTCTAACACTCATAGGCCATTGATGGTATCTATCAACTATATTATTTGCATATAATACTAACCAATGCAATTCTGCACTACCATAAAAATCAAATGCAACATCCTCTGGTTTTTCGCCTGGTTTAACTTGATAAAAATCATATAATAAAATATTATCTTTTACTAAATCATTTATCTTAACTCTTCTTAATATATGTGTAAACAGTTTTGGATTGTCATCACCAACTACATCATAAACTAATGTTTCAAAGTTCTGAAAGTATGCCATTAAAAACCCCTTGCGAGTACATTATTCTGTGTTACTATTTCTAGTTCTTTAAATTGAAGTGTCATTTCTGTTTGCACTGGTGGAGCTTTCATACCGTCTGGTGCTCCTGCCTCTGCCATAGATGGGTCAAATGTTTGATATCTATCACCACCGTATTTTACATTCATATTTTCTAATACACAAGTTGATATTTTATTAATGTATTCATTTTCTTTACCATCACTCATCATATATTTAATATCAAACACATCTGGTGTAATAAATGTTCTTGATGTAGTTACATCACCAGCAATTTCTGGTAACATATGAAATTTAAATCTTCTTATAATATTATAAACTGCTTTTGCTTCTTGATAACTTTTTGGTAAAAATTTAAAATTAAATGAAAAACTTCTTTTTTGTAATCCAGAAAATATTAATTCTAATCTATTGTTAACTGCTTTACCAGACCTACCAAATAATATCGCTTTAAAACCAGGCGCAAGTGTGTCTATTGTTCCAATCGCAGCTTTTTCAATTAAATTATTATCTTCAAAAACTTCCTTAAATGTTTCACCAATTTTTTCGGCAGTATCACCTTTTGTGGTAATAAACCTATCAACTGCACCAGCAGCAGTTTTTGCACCAAGTCCTATTTGTTCATCAGTATATTGTGGTGCATATGTAACCTCAACAGTTGGTGGCATAAATAATTTAATTAAACTTTGTAATCTACTTGTGGGTGCTCTTGCAAATGTTTGGTTTCTAATTCTTGCACCTTGTTTTTGAACTCTTTTGACTTCTGCTGAACCACTAATAAATGGATTAAGACCTAACTCTTGTGCAGCTCTACTTGAATTTCCTTCTGAGAGTGTAGACTGTGCTTTTTGTGATAATGCTGGAACTAAAGTAAACACAGAACCATTTTTACTTACAACAACATCTCTTGCAACAGCAGAATTATTTATTAGTGAACTAATACCAACCACCTCATCAGTCGTTTCTTTAGGTAATTCACCAAATTTAATTGTACCTACATCTTGTTCTAATATCTCAAATTGAATATGATGTCCAGCTGGTGTCCTACCACCATCATTACCAGCATTTAATGGATATTGTAAAATCTCTTGATTGAATTTACTTTGTCTAGTGTTTTGGTCAAGACTCACTCTTTGTTTAAATGGGTCTGCACTAAAATCATTTGTCAAGTCCTCAGTTGAGGGTTTTCCCATTGCGATGTCTTTATAATTAACCATATAAATATTCCTATGAGTTACAGTGGTCGTTATAATCCCTCTAATGTAAAAAAGTATAAAGGTAATCCTACTACTATTTATTACAGAAGTTTGTGGGAGCGCAAATTTATGGTATATTGTGATAAAAATCCTAGAGTATTAGAGTGGGGGTCAGAAGAAATAATAATACCTTATCGTCTACCCACAGACGGTAAAATTCACCGATATTTTACAGATTTCTATGTAAAAGTGAAGAGAGCAGATGGTAAAATAAGAAAAATGATTATAGAAGTCAAACCTAAAAAATATACTGTTGAACCTAAAATACCTAAAAGAAAAACTAAATCATTTGTAAGAGAAGTTTACGAGTGGGGAAAGAATACTGCAAAGTGGAAAGCTGCAAGAGAATATTGTAGAGATAGAAATATGGATTTTGTAATATTGACTGAAGACCACCTCAATCCCACTTATAAATATAATAAATGAGTATATTTGACGAAATATCAAAGTTAAGGAAAAGTGGTAAAGAACCATATCAATGGTATCGTAATCGCATAAAAGAACTTGGTACACCATCTCAAGCACAACTTATAAGAGATGGAAAGATAACTGGTAGGGTTAGTTTTGGTGCATTAAATATGTTTATATACGACCCTAAATTGAAAAACAAATTACCATATTATGATACATTTCCATTGGTATTACCTTTAGAAAGATATAGAGATGGATTTTTAGGAATTAATTTTCATTACTTACCATATGCACTTAGAGCTAGATTATTAAGTCGTTTAGACCCAGATGCAAATTATAGTGCATTAAAAAATGTAAGACTTGTAAAACCTACTTTGAAAAGATACTTAAATAGTAATGTTAGAAGTAGATTTAGAAAATTAGAAGAAGAAGATTTTATGACTGCAATTATGTTACCAGTACAAAGATTTAAAAAATCATCTGCGAGTAAAGTGTGGTCAGATAGTAGGAAAGTAATCTAATGGTATTTTCATTAAGAGATTTTAAAAGTTCTTTATATGGTAGAGAACAAGCACAACAAAACAGATTTGAGATATTTTTAAAGTGTAAATTATTTACTGGTGAAAGTAATCGTTATGTTAGTTTAAGAGCAGAAAATTTACAGTTTCCAGGCAGGACAATTCGTTCTGCACCAGACGATAATATATACGGCCCACCAAGAGAACTACCTCAAGGTGTTGGTCAGTATGCATCATTACAAGCAACATTTTTATGTAATGCAGATATGTCTGAAAAAAGATTCTTTGAGATGTGGATGAAAAACATCTATAATCCATTAAATCATAATTTAAACTATTATAATAATTACATAGGTGAGTTAGACATTTTTCAAATGGGTAAAGGTAGTAACACAGTTATACCATTTAATTTTTTTGCATTTACTGGTGCGAAAGAAGAAAAGACAAGTTATGGTGTTTCAGTAAAAGAAGTTTGGCCTAAATCTATTGCACCTCAAGATTTAAACCAAGCATCTACTGAGTTACAAAGAGTAACAGTTGAACTCGCATACAGAGAATGGCATACTATCAAAGAAGAAGGTGTTGACGATAGTCTTGCAGATAAGAGTTTAAGGTTGAGGGGGTCAGATATATATATTGGGGATGATTCCAGATACAGTATCATAAGTCCTAAAGGTGTTCTTTATGATATTCTTGGTAAGTCTGGTGCATCACCAACTGCGATTGCAACCGCTGGTTCGGCTGCAGATATAATCACTGGTGGTGTTGGTAACACTATCGGTAAATTTGTTAGATAAAGGAGTACATTATGGCTTTGCCTAAATTTGAAGTGTCAACTTATGACATAAAACTACCAATTTCTCAACTTGATATTAAGTACAGACCATACTTAGTAAAAGAAGAAAAGAATCTTATGATTGCAAATGAAACTGGTGAACAGAAAGATGTAATAAATGCAGTCAAAAATCTCATAGAGAATTGCACTAATAATACTATAAAAAGTGGTGTAATACCTATGGCAGATTTAGAATATTTATTTGTAAATATTCGTGCAAAATCATCTGGTGAAACTACTAAAGTTTCAATTAAATGTCCAGATGAAGAAAACACATATGTGACAAAAGAAATTAATCTTACTGATTTGACGGTTGATAAACCATTACCAGATAGTAATTTAGTTAGATTAGATGATAAAATTGCAATAGAATTTAGATATCCTTCTATTGATGATTTATCACATTTAAAAGATTTTAAAAATCCTACTATGGATGATTTATTTAAAATTATTATTAATTGTGTTCATAGAATTATAGACGGTGAAAAGGTTTACGAAAAAACAGACTTTAATGAAAAAGAATCTAAAGAATTTGTTGAAAGTTTGTCGTCAAACCAATTTAATAAAGTAAGAACATTCTTTGACAATATACCTAAATTGTATAAAGATGTAGAAGTTAATAATCCAAACACAAATGTTTCATCAAAAGTTAGACTGGAGGGTTTGAATAGTTTTTTTACATAGCTCTTTCTCACGATACTCTTGAGAACCATTTTAAAACAAACTTTTCGTTTATGCAACATCATAAATATAGTTTGACTGAATTAGAAAATATGGTGCCTTGGGAAAGAGAAATATATGTGGGAATGTTAAACGAACATATAAGAGAGGAAAATGAACAACTTAAACGACAACAACAAAATACCTAAAACAGTTGACCCAGAGTTGGCTAAAAAAGACTTGAATGGTGATGGACACATTACTTCAGAAGAATTGGAGATGGATTTGGAATTTAAAAGAAAAGAATTAGAAGATGCAGATGCTCGTAGAGATGCAATGAGAACTATGACTTGGTTCGCATTATTTGGTATGTTATTTTATCCTAGTGGTATATTAATTACTGCAATGTTAGGACAAGACACAGCTGCAAAATTAATCGCCGATATTGCACCAACATATTTTGTTGCAATTTCAGCACTAGTCGCCGCATATTTCGGTGCAAATGCATATGTAGATAAGAAAACAGAGAAGAAAAAATAATGGCTGATATTACTTCAAGAGACTTTCAAGAACTTATCAAAAGACAAAAAGAAACTACTGATAGTCTACAAACTATTATTCAACAAAATGATAGAGGTGATGATGCTGGTGAAAGACTAAAAGATGCATTACCAGAAATAATTAATGATACTAGACTTGCGTCCCAAAGAGAAAGTTTTGATAAAAAAGAAGGTATTACTGAAACTGATAATCTACAAAAAGAAACAACAGACGAAGTAGTAAAATTACAAAAAATACAAACTCAAGGTATTGATGAAACAAAAGAACAAAAAGAAGAACAAAGTGAATTACAACAAGAAATTCTAGAGGCAAATAAAAAAGGGTTTTTAACTTTTGGTGAAAGAATAAAATTCTTTGCATTAGGTGTGAAAGAATCTATAACAAAAAGTGGTGAAGATAAAAAAGATGAAAAGAGAGACAGAAGTAAATTATTAACATCTGTTCAAAATCTCGGTAAAGGTATATTAGGTGCGATAACATCACCAATAGAAACTACATTCAAAAGTATAGGTGCGATTCTAAAAAATATAGTGACTGGTGGTCTTTTACTTACTGCATTGTTTGCTTTACAAAAATTTATTAATAGTGATATGTGGCCTAAATTTATTGAGGGATTGAAAAAAACTATCCGTGCAACCATAGAAATTACAAAGGCATTTATCAACTATGTTAAAGATTTATATGCAGTATTTCAAGAAGAGGGTTTAGCTGGTGTTGCAAAAAAATTATTTAAAGATGCAAATGATAAGTTTGGTGGTTGGACAAAAGGTTTTCTTATTACTCTAGGTGTAGCAATCGCTGCCTTTGGGGCTGCAATTATTTTTGCGATAAAAACTGCAACAAGTATGGTCAGAGGACTTGGTGGAATGATGGGTTTTGGTCGTAAAGGTGGTAAAGGTGGTAAAGGTGCAAAAGGTGTAAAGGGTGGTAAATCATCAGGTTTTGATGTTTCCAAAATGGGTCAGACTAAACAAACGATTAAACCAGATAAAATATCAAAATTAGGTGGTGTAAAAAATATTGTAAAAGGTGGTGCGAGAGTTGCTGGTACTGCACTTAGAGGTGCAGGCCCAGTAGGATTTGCACTTGGTTCTGTGGTTGTTTCGGCAACAGATGCAGTTGCAGCATTTGGAAATGCGAATGAATTATTTGGTAAAGAGGCAAATAAGTTTGAAAAAATATTAGCAGGGGGTGCTGGTGCAGTTGAAGGTTTTACTTTTGGTTTAATAAAGGCAGAAGATTTAATTGATACACCAGGCGACAAGATTGAAAGATATGCAAAACAAGTTGAAAAGAGTCAAATTAGTTTTGAAAAATTTGAGAAGTTTCAACAAAAAAGATTAGAAAGAGGTGATATAACTCAAGAACAATTTGATAAACTCATTGAACAAAAAAGAGTTGCTACTGTTGAGAGTATGAAAAAGAATAATGAAAAAATTAAAAAGGTGATGGACGAGAATAATAAAATTCTTGAAAAAACTAGTATAAAACAAGTTGAAAAAATAAATGAGTTGGTTGAACTTATGAAAGATAATAAAAAATTAGTTGCAGAAAAAGAAAATCAAACTGCATCATTTATGATGGCTGGTGGTAATACAAATATTACAACTAATCCGACTGAAAAGACAATAGTTATGGACACAAGTATTACTGACAGTTTTCATTCACAAGTTCATAGACAATCATATGGTTAATATTCTGGTATCTTTCTGGTACTAATCCCTCTACATATATGAATAGGAACTTTCTCACCTTCTATATCTTCGTACTTTACTAATACCATTTCACTTTTCCACATTACCACTGGACTTTTATACGGCATTGCGTGTCTCCACCTAGACTTAGGTTTAGGCCAACGAGTCCATTTAAATTTTTTCATTAACTTGTTATGAAATCAACTAGAGTCAACATAGTAAAAAGAACTATGACAAATAAATAAATCCAAAACCAATGACTTCTCATTAATTTAGTCAAAATATTATTTTTCATTTTAACTTCCCATTGCTTTCCAAATGACATAAAATACCACCCAAAGTGAACATAATGCACCTATACCTATCATAACCCACATAATCATTTCTTCTTGTTTTCTTTTTGCAAGTAATATTGCTTCTTTTCTTTTTTTTCTTATATCCGCTTGTATTCTTAAAACTTCGTTCCACGCATTAGGGCCATGACTCAAATTAACAAAAGTTCTGAGTTCTTGTTCCATTGCGGCGATTTTCTTTTTGTGTGCAAAGACTTCAAGTGCTTCTTCTTCAACACTCATACCAGATTTTTTTGCTTTTGCAGCTTCTTTGTTTACAGTTTCACAACTTGTCATCCACCTACCGATATCACCATACATAGATTCCACATCTCGGCCGATTTCAAATCCTTTTTTGATTGCACTAAAGGCGGCTGTAGCCGCACCAAACGCTGTAATTGGGTCTACCATATTTGCCTCTCCTACTCACTACTATTTATAAAAAACCGTGTGGATAAAAAAAAGGGTGTCACAATAAAGTAACACCCTTTAAATAAGGAGAAACAAAGGAAGTTTAGGCTTCTTTTGCTAATTTCTGAAAGTAATCTAAACTATCATCACTCTCAGTAGAAGTCGTTTTGACAACATTGTCTACATAAGACTTGTCATCTCCGTCAACTTCTGTCTTAGGAAGTTCTACATCTTCGGCAGAACTTGTTGTTGATTGAGTTCCACTTAGAACATCGTCAAGACGATTTTTGAGTTCATCATAAGTCTTAAAGTTAGATGGTGCAGTAAACTCTTTTAAAGAGTATTCTGTCTTCCAAATCTTATCTAATTCGGAATCATCTTCGTTTAATTTTGATGGACTATCAAACTCTGACTTGTCGTAGTTCCAATATCCGTCAACCTTCCTAATTTTCAATTTAAAGTTTGCACCTTCCCAGAAATCAAATGGATTTACTGGAGTTTCATCTTCAAACTGAGGTTGCAAAGCTTCCATCAACTTATCATAAATTTTCTTACCATATCTGAATAAGAAAACTTTACCTTCAGTTTCTGGGTGCTTTGGGTCAGACACTACATATATGTTTGAGTAGTATTGTAGTTTTCTCTTTTGTTTTCTAGCGATTTCTTTATCACTTTCAACACCAGAGTTCCACAGTTTAGAATTATATTCTGAAACTGGGTCTTTTTGATTTAATGTAGTTAATGAGTTTTCAATGTACCACTTACCAGTTGGGCCTTGAAATGCATGATTCCAAAGTTTTGCCCAAGGCATATCTTCACCATCTGGTGCAGGCAGAAAACGAATAACTGCATAACCATTACCAGACTTATCTAGTTCTGGTTTCCACAATCTCTCGTCTACATATGATTGTTTTTCTACTGGTGCATTTTCTGATTCAACTGCAGCCAGTATTTTGTCTAAAGAATTAGACTTTTTTAAAGTATCTAATGACATATTATATCTCCGTATGTTATTATATGCTATTTTATCTTCACTTAATCATAATATAATGTTATTTATACAACCACTCTACCCCACATATTTCCGTAGGTGATTGTTTTCACATTATCATAGTCTGACCATTCTGGTATTTCAGAACCATCATCTATAACTCTGTAAAACTTTTTATCTGGATATTTCTTGAAATTATTTTCGTGTTGTTCTATCCAGTTCATAGGACTTACATATTTACAATCAGAAGTTATATAACAATCTGTATCTTTATAAACATTGTTAACTTTACCTTCTCTAGGCATATCAAATCCTAACATATAGATGTTATCTGTATCTTTATTCTCTTCTATCGCAACTCTGACAGCAGTAGGGCCTGAACTCCAACCCATAAACTCACCATCAAAGAAACTATCTAAATCTTGAACCTTATCATTTTCATCAACCCAAGTAATCCATAAACCAGCATTACCTAGTTTCTGTCTTACATCACCTTTCGGTAATCCTTTAAACTTTGTCAATATTTCTAATATTGCATCTTTAAATCTCTCTGGGTCTATTCCGTGACAAACTAATTGTGTTTTATTACCTTTTTCATTTTGATGTAGAAACTTATCTACTGTGTCTAATTCTAGACTCTTTAGTTGTTCATTTAATTGTTCCATACTTGATTGTTCTAATCCAGTATATTGCAACATCTCAAAGAATTGTTCTGGTAACAGTTTCCATTGTCTAAAATAACATTTGTTATCAGAACAATAACCAGATGAATATACCTCGTGCATCATAGCCCAATCAGTTGATATTAATCCATCTGGTTGGAAATCTCTATAAAGTGCATTACACCCATAAATCTTTCCCCATTGTCTAAATTGTTTTAGGTCATATCCATCTCTAGATTCACCATTACCAAGTACAAATACATTTTTAGGTTTATTATTATCCACTACAAAATCCAATAAAGATAATTGTTGCATCACTCTGTATCAGATGGTTTATCAAAATCATCATTGTACATAGTCTTTTTTTTAAATGCACGAATATTATCAACCTCATCTATGTCTTCTAGTTCATCATCTAGGTCACCTAAATGGTCACTATCTTCTTCAATTCTAGGTTCTGTTATTGATACTGAAATGTTTTCATAACCACAACCCTTTAAAAAGTTACTAAACTTTTCTTCAAGTTGTCCTAAATCATTATCTTCCATAACAACTTCAACTTCTACTCTCTCCTCAGAATCAAAATCTTCTTTTATTTCATTTGTTTTTATAAATGTAAATCTCTGTTCCACATCTATCTCCTAAAGTTTCTTCTGTTTTTAACAAAAGCTTGTTTGTTCATATCTTTAAGTCTATCTCTAAGTCCGTCATTATCTTTTTTTAAATATGCACAGTCTGTTGTTAGACTTTTTATTTTCTTTTCCATACCTTCAAATTTAGAACGATAAAAATCTCTTTCTCTTACTAAAGATTCGTTAGATTGTTTTTGTTCCATTTTCACTCCAAGTTAAGATTAATATTGTATGTGTTGTAGTTGTTTTGATACATTTCGTACATAGTCATCTCTGACCATATCACCCTCGTGTATAAACATATCACAAGAACAATATGCACAATTTTTACCTTGTAATAAGAAATTCAAAACTGTATGTTTAAAGTTCTTCATATCCTCATCAAAAGGTTTTAATGGTAAAGTATCAATACCATTATTCTCTAAAATCAATATGGAATTAGTAATAAAAGAAGATTGATTCTTATGTTCTAATTTCATATGTTTAAGAAACTCAAAATATTTTTGTACATTAACATTGTATAAACTGTATAAAACAGAATACACAGTTCCTAATTGATGGTGCAATTCATCTGACTCAAATAGGTCAGCCACATCTGACACCAGACCCTCTGGTGTTATATCATTGATTGCACCTTTATCCCATAAAAAATTCCAATCACTTCTTAACATATATTCTATAAGACTTTTTAAATTTCTGGGGTCACCACCATCTTGTATATAACTTCTTCTTTCACACTCGTAATCCATTTTAAAATAATACTGTTTGTTTACTATATCATAATTAATTACTTCTATAACATTTACAGATGATTTTTTAAAACATCTAGCATTACCAGTGATTGTTTTTTCTTTAACACTACAAGCACCAATAAAGTCTGGAAAAAAAGGTTGATATCTTTCTTGAAATATTCCTACTTTATTTTTCCAACTTTTTCTACTTACAGAATATCCTAGATAAAATATATTTGTATCTTGAATTGTATCAAACTCGGTATCGTCTGTAATATCTTTTTCTAGTAATTGGTGATGAGTGTATGGTATACCTAAACCTTTATAATAATGTTCTTTACCTTTCCAAACTCTACCACCACAATGAGTTAAATCATCGTCAATTTCTAATCTATTTACTTCTTTACCTTCTTTATCGTATATTGATGTTATATGCATTACTTTTTATTTTTTGTTAAATTAAGAACTTTCATTTTATACTCTGTTTCATTAATTGTCAATAGTGAATTGTAATTATTTAATTTGTTTTTATGATTAGGCCATATGATATTTTCATTTATTTGTTTATCCCAATCTTTTTGATAGTTTACTAACTTGTTTAATATAATCATTGTTTCTATATTAATTCTTTGTGATAAATAATTTCTAAACAATATTGGGTGTTGTCCATTTTCAACAGTAAATAATTTATTAAAATCTGTAACTTGATTTAACAACAAGTTCATATCTTGTTCAAACATATATTTTAATGATTGATGTCTTTTTTTCCAATCTGTAAAGTTTCTATCATTGAACTCACCAATATAACCTTTTTCATTTTTCAAAAAATTAGATACAAAAAAGTCTTGTGTATCATCTCCATACTTTCTTGCAACTTTACCAAAAAAATGTTTGTCTTTTCTTTTTAAATAACTTGATTTACTAGCTCTAGTTTTACCACCGTACTTTGTGAAATCGTAGTCTGAGTTAAAATGTGCTTTCAAACCCATATAAATTTTAAATGCATTAAAGGCGTCCATAATATGAATCATACTGGTAGTTTACCCATTTTAGGTAAAAAGTTTAAATCTCTTGCGTTTGCTTCTATTTTATCTTTAAGTGGTTTCTGGATTAAACCAGTGATTGAATCTGGTTCTATTTCATTCTTGATACAATATTCTAATATCGCATCCATATGTGTGATATTTTTCTCTCTGACTTGAGATTCTATGTATATTGAAAATGTTTTTGGTGTCATTATATATTCACAATCTAATAAAAAAAGGGTGGGTTCAAACCTTGAAGGTATTATACCCCACCCCTTATTCAATGAAATTACTTCTCAGCGCAAGCGTAAGAATTAATTTCTAGTCCTACTGAAATTTCAGTAATAGTTGGTTTTGACCAAGCCATAGTTATTCTCCTAACTAGTATGGAGTGCTGGTTGCCTTGGGCCGCAGACCACTCATTATTATTATGGTGAGTATTCTGTTACTAGGAACTCACCGAACCCTATCCGATTAAGCTGCGAGAGCGAAATCTTGAGATGCAAAATTGTCGTTTGCATTTATTGTGTTTGACCTATAAGGAAGTCAACCCATACTCTCCAATAACTCTTAAATACCTGTCAACCCTATTTCACCCCCTCATTAGGGGTTTTGGTGGAGGTGGAGGGTACTGCCCCCTCGTCCAGTCTATCTCCAAATTATTTTCATCAAGTATCTCTATATGTATAATTTATATTTCTGTAAGTTATATGAACAAAATTATATTATACTCCAGTCTTTACAGTATTATAATATATATTTAACTCTTTGTCAAGTAGATGTAAATATTGATGTTTCTTTTTTTTAAACTCTTGTACTGTGCCATCTTCTGTAACCACTAATATAACTATCTGTTCTATCTCTTGTAATGTTCTTTCTTGATACATCTCTGCATATGCAGAGGCCTGTATGTAATAGTTTTCGTTCCAATCATCTTTTCGTTCTTTTGTACTTGTTTTAAAATCAATGACAGATAGAACTCCGTCCCATTCTGCAATACAATCTACTCTACCAGCGATTTTATAATAATCGTGCCATAGTGTTTGTTCTTGACAATGCACTAATCCAATAGATTCATCTAAATATGGTTTTAGTTGTGAGAACATACAATACGATAGAAACCTACCTTTTTTATATTCATTCCAATCTTTGTTCTCATAACCATTGTCTAAATACTTTTCACAATAATGGTGTACTTGAGTTCCTCTGGTTGCAGATTTTCTTGCAACATAATTTGCAACATCATCACCAACTCTTTTTCTCCATTCGTGTAAACCTTCTTTACCTCTATTATTTAAAACAGTGGTAATAGATGGATAAAACTTACCCTCTGGTGTTTCATATAATCTTATACCATCATTTGTTTTTGCACTTATTTCTGGTATATTTAAATCAAGTTTATGTTTGAACATTTAATAATATATCCTTAAATTGTTTATAACAGTTTTCCCAAGTCCATTTTTTAGACATTGTGAATACTTTTTTTCTATCTAAATGCAAACAACCTCGTATTGCACTTTCCAAGTTATCTTCCATATAACCATTATATCCGTGTTTAATAATATCAATAGGGCCGATAACTGGATAAGATGCAACTGGTGTACCACACGCCATAGCCTCAATTTGCACCACACCAAATGTATCAACTTTACTTGGAAATACAAACACATCAGCATTTTGATAATATTTTGCTAACTCTTGACCAACTTTTTTACCTACAAATTTAACATCTGGATATTTTTTTTTAAGTGTTTTTAAATATGGCCCATCACCTACTAATATTTTTATTGATTCTGGATATTCTAAACCACAAAAATCATCTAATCCCTTTTCGTGTGAAACTCTACTGACACACAATAATATATTTTTACTTGTCTTTTTATATTTTTTACTAGGTTTAAATATATTTCTATCTACACCTCTTGACCAAGCTTTTATATCTTGTGTAAACCCTTTTTCTTTTAACATCTTAACCATAGATTTGGTTGTAGTTAAAATAGTGGTAGAACCCTCATAGACTTTATGCATATATTTCCAACCAATATTAGATTTAATTATTGGTATTCTTTTTTCAACAAACTCTGGAAACAATGTATGTAAACTCGTAGAAAAGGGTATGTTTAATCTCTTACAAGTTCTAACAAAGTTTAAACCAATAGGTGCCTCAGGCGTTGCTATGTGAATGTGTTCCCATTTTTGTTTTTTAAGTAACTTTCTGATACCACAAGGAAAAGGAACTCCAATAGTTATTTCTTTATAAAGTGGTAATGGAAATCTAATCTTACATCTGCCTGGATGGTAAACATGAATAGTATCACCTTGTTTTTTTGCTTGGTCAACAAGGTTTACAAGTGTAGTAACAACACCATTAACTTGTGGTTTCCAAGCATCAGTTACTAATAATATTTTAGACATAATTTATAATCTTAAATGTTCCGTTTTTCTCTTCAACTAATGCTGAACAACTTTCTACCCAGTCTCCACAGTTCATATAGTCAATTCCATTAATTTTTTTGATAGCTGGTGTATGAATGTGTCCACATATTACACCATCATATTGTTTTTCTTTACAATAATTTGATATGAGTTCTTCAAATTTTAAAATAAAATTAAGTGCTTCTTTAGTTTTAGACTTTAAAAACTTACTTAAAGACCATTGTTTTAGTCCAAATAAATTTCTTAATCTGTTAAGATTTAAGTTTAACATTATTAACCAAGCATATAATTTATCACCAAAAAACATTAACCATTTAAAGTTTTTATTCATCAATCTATCAAACAAATCGCCGTGAATTATAAGGTATCTTTTTCCATTTATTGCGTGGTAATCCGTTTTGTTTAATATTCTAACTTTTCCAAAACTTATTTCAAATCTTAAAAACTTTCTCAAATATTCATCGTGATTTCCAATAATATAATAAACTCTTGTTCCGTGTTTTGCTTTACCTAATATTCTTCTAATAACATTAGCGTGACTTGATGGCATATACCATCTATTTTTCAAACGCCACCCATCAATGATATCTCCTACAAGATATAAATTTTCACAATTATTTTTTTTAAGAAAATCATTTAGTTGTTTTGCTTGACAACCTCTAGTACCTAAATGAACATCACTTATAAAAATAGATTTATACATTTAATCCTTTTGTATATACAGTTTTACCATTTATTCTTGATGCTGTCAATACCGATTTCCTATTTCCTTCTTTTTTATATGATACATGAGTCCACCCAGAGTTAGGGTCGCCTGGTGTATAGAACTCTAAAATTAACTGGTCAAAATCTAAATTATCGTGAATAAATCTTGATACTTCTTCAGTTGATGCATGAACACATTCTATATCAACTGCTTCACCTTTACAATGTTGTGATTTTGATGAACCACCAATCTTTGCATTTAGTTCTGGACTTCTATATCCAGATGTAATAATTGTTACACCAAACTTTTCTCTAACTGGTTGCACAACATTTTCAAATAATCTTTCTGCATTTGTTCTGTGTTCTGAACTCATTTCATTATCTATTCCATGTCGTGTTGCAGTTTGTGATTTAACATATTCTGCAACTGTAAAATTTGCACTTAATTTTTCACTCATTAAAATTCCTTTTTAATTTGACATTGACAATCTTCATCCCAACCAAATTGAATATTTGAACAACTTGACAAAAGAAGTGTTGTAATAATAAAAAATATTTTCATTATATACAACTTCCCTCTGGATATGCACCATTTTCCTCTGGTGATTTTCCGTGTTTCAAATAATAATCTCTTGCCTTACGAATATTCGCACCGTGATGATTTGACATTCCACACCATTTTTTAATGTAGTCGTTTTCTGGGTCAAGTCTTAATACTTCTTTCACTAATGTTTCTTGTATTCTCCAATCCCAAGCTTGTTTTGTACTTTGCATAATATATTACTCTCCTAGACCAAGTTTTGTTTTTTCTATTAAATATGAGCGAACAAAACCAGAACGAACAATATCACCTATCGTAAATTCTACTGTTTCAAATTCTTTCATTTGTTCTAATATTCTCATAAAATCTTGTAGTCCTTCTTTTTCACTCATCTTGGTCAAATCTGATTGAAAGAAATCACCACAAAATATAATTCTACTGTCTTGACCAACTCTTGTAACAATCGTATCTAATTCGTGAAAGTTACAGTTTTGAGATTCGTCAACAATTACGACAGCGTTATCTAATGTTATACCACGAAGATATGAAGTTGTCAAGAAGGTAACACTACCTTGATTCTTTAATCTGTCGTATAACATACTAAATGCATTATCACTTGATTGTTCAAACATAAACTGAACCATATTATGATAGGGTACTTGGTACAATGCAGACTTATCCTCTTCATCACCAGGCAGAAACCCCATATCTCTCGTAGGAACAACTGAACGAATAATGATAACATTTTCATATTTACTCTTTGGGTCTAATACTTGTTCTAGTGCAAGGTAAAGTGATATAAAAGTTTTGCCTGTTCCAGCTGCACCAAACAAAAACAAATTCTTATTTTCTTTTCTCCAGGCATTAAATACTACCTTTTGATTATCTGTAATTGGTTTTACAGTAACTAAGTTATCTAATTTAATATCTTGTTTCTTACTCATAATTTTCCTCGTAATTGTTTCCTAAATTGTCAGTATATACTATTTTTTCTATATCACCACTAAACAAAGTGAAGTAATGATTTTGTGATATACCGATTGTTCCCTCATATGAGAATATACCTTTACTTGTTTTAACAACAACAGAGTCAATATAATCTGCTGGTATTTCTGTTCTAGTTAATTGATTAAATTGTAATCCAGAATAGTTTGGGTGATTGAATTGAATTTTCTTTTTATCAAAATGTAGTTTGTCATCAATAATATCTATTTTATCTTTTGGTACATCATTATCAACTATTGGTGTTGCAGAACAACCACCAGCTGCCTTGATATACTTTCTGTTAACATATAAATTACCATCTATATCTTCTGCAACAACAGTTAAATGAGTGTATGCATTTACTCTTATATTAGTTTCTATGTATGGTAGTAAACCTACAAATTCAAATGTTGCACAACAAGGTGTTGGATTTTCATCAATGATTAAAGTGAATTTAATTAAATCTTTTGACTTTGTTGTGATAACAATAGGAACATCACCACTATCTATTGCACGATAAGGTGAATCAATAATTATGTCTTTAGTTTGTACAATCTTTTGAGAACCATACAAATTATTTTTTAACCATTCATTCCAACTATCTGAACAAACAGATAATGGAAACAGTAAAATGAAAAGACTAAGGACTACGCTTTTTATGTTTATCATATGCTCTTTTTGCTTTTATTTTCCTAATTGATTTTTTACCATATCTTTCTGCAAGTGGGCTGGTAGGGTGTTTTTCTGCAATCTTACTAAACACCTCTCTCATACCAGAATCACCTTTTTCACTTTTAGTAACCCCACTAACCACATTCATATTTAAATAATCAGCAGATTCAATATTCGGATTATTTTTTAAATACTCTACTTTCTCATCGTAGGACATAAATTCATCAAAATATTTATCTTCTTGTTTGTTATAGAAATCGTATCTAGGCATCTTTACTTTCATTAAAACCATATTCTTCTGTAAGTTCTGCTTTCAAATCATTCGCTCTTTCTTGAATATAATTTTTTGCAGTATGAACATAACCCATATCTTCTGGGCCATTATCTTCAATAAATTTATCTGCAATTCTTACTTCTTCAAGTAACCATAATAATTTATCAAGTTTAGTTGGTCTTTTCATTTTTAAGTTCCCTTATTGTTTCGTTAAGTTCTTTTATTCTAATGTATAAATTTTGTATTTGTTTCTGCATTTGTGCAATCTCAAACTGATACAATTCATCTTTACCTAACCAGTTTTTTTTTAAATCTTCTCTTTGTTTTTTCACCTCTTTACTTTCTAAATATTCTAAATCACCTTTATTGATGTGTTCATTAATCATATCCCAATATCCTTTTCTTGAAACCATGATGGTACACTCCTATTTTTCCAAGTCGCAAATTTAGTCTTTTCTTTTATATAGTAGTTCTTATATGCAGCTAAAGGATTATTAGGTATTTTACAATATTCTGGCATACATTGAGGCATCTGTGTAATCTCTGGTGTCATATTAATATTTTGTGGTAACATATTTAAATATGGTATTCTATCTTCTACTGAATGTCTTTTACCATATCTATATGTAAACTCTTTTAATAAATGTTTTAATAAATGTAGTAACCAAGAATAATTACCTTTGGTTTCTCTACACCATATCGCAGATGGGTGTTTCGTATGACACGCTAACATTAGATTCTTATCCATAAAATCCACTGGGTGTTTCCACCTTTTTACATTTCTACCAGTTTTAGATTTACCGACAAATTCTTTTCCGTCTAATAATCTATGTGCAGTTGATAATAGTTGTGCATACTCTACACACATTTTTACAGCGTGTTTATCACAATGTTCCAAAGATGCAATCTTTGGGTCTTCATTAATATAAAATATATTCACATTATCTCCTTCTATAAAAAATGTGTCTACCTATTTTTACTGTTTTTTCAAAATGTCTTGACCATTTTGGTTTAACATAGTCAGCGTGATAATACAACGCTCCGTCTGTAATGTCAAGTAGTGTTTTAAAATTTGATGCAACTAAACCCTCTGCAAGAACATATAGTTGATTATATGTGTAGTGGTCTTTTATCTCATCTGATTTACCATCACAGTACCAACTGAATTGACACATATGTTTGATAGGTTTTTTCAAACCTTTTTCTTTTAACCACCATTGTGATATTTTTGCATCTTCTATAACACCACAAATTGTGTTTGGATATATTTCACTTTTTACTCTGTTTAAAACTACATTGGTTACACCTAGAACTCCAGCAGTTCCTTCATTACGAGCTTCAAAATACATATTCTTTGCAAGACAAGTTATTTCTTTTTTGTCAATATACCTATCGTATTTTGCAATTTCCATATATTGCATTTGTGGAATTCTTTCTGGTCTATTGATACCAGCGATAACAATGAATGTTGCTAATATTGTAGTAAATAGTTTAAAAAACACTCTGTACCCCTCATCTATATTTTTGAATTGTAGGGAACGGTCTGGTAATCCAACTTGTTCCCTTACAATTCTGGGTTTAGAATAAGTCTTGGTCATCTTCCTTATTCATCATATAAGTGCCAAGACTCATAAACCCAATTCCAGCGACTGCGAGGATGGAAAGAGTAGTGAGAGAGGCGTCACCATCAACAGCACCAGCCGCAAGAATACTGAATAAAAATCCAATCATAAAATAAATCATAATATACCTATAAATAAAATGTTAATAATTATTATAATACCATATTATTTTAATATGTCAACCCTATGCAGATTTTTTATAATCTTTATGATTAACATTTAAAAAATTGTCATCCCAATCAAATGCCTCTTGTACCACTTGTTTTGATAACCCCTTATATTTTTGATGTAATTTCTTATCTTTTGCAAGTATTAAAACTTCTGCTTCACCCTCTTGTAATCCCTCTAACATTTGGACAAACATTGTTTCACATTTAACTTGTTTTAATTTATCATTTCCACCTTTAATAAAATGAAAAAGTTTACTCGCTTCTTGTTCTAATCTTGTGTGTTCAGTTCCCTCTGGTGCATCATTTTTAATAAATGGTACATCACCGTCTGGTAATCTCCACACAATTTTAGGGTCAAAACTAGATTTTAAAACCATCTTCAACCCATCACTTTTATATTTTCTTAATACATTTATTTTTTTATCTTTAACCTTTGCATTGTTAACCATAGTTAATACTTCGTGCATCAAAGGTCTTACAACATCATATGCCATTAAAAATCTCCTAGTTTTTCAGTCAGCTCTTTTAGTCTGTGTTTCATAAAATAAGGTAGTATTTTACTCTTATCTTTTTGGGTAATTTTATCTACCCACTTATTATATATGAGTTCTCCCAACTCATTTGGTATACTGTCAAAGTCAATCAATGTTTTGTTCCTTTGATAGTTTCTTTTAATCTCACCCTCTGGAATACCATTTTCTTTCCACTCAGTTAATTTCTTTTTTGTTATTGGTCGTTGTCTTAAATCCTCTACAAAAACTGTATCTTGTGATAAAACATTTGGAACTCCATCACCTTTATCACCTCTAATAATATGTTCAAATTTGTAGTGTTCTGGATTCGCATCAACTACATACTTTTTCAAAGTTGGTGAATATTGTTTTATATTTTCTTTTTGATGTAGTTGTATAAAATCTTTATCACCAGATATAATTAATATTTCCTCATATAAGTTTGGTGTAGAAGAAATCTTATTTGATAAAATCGCAATAATATCATCAGCCTCTGCACCATCTATTTTTAAAACTTTATAAGGGAAATTTTCTTCTAACTCATTTTGAATTTTAGTTAGTATATCAAATAACTCATTCCAATCTAAACTACTTTCACTTCTTGCCTTCTTACGATTTTGTTTATAATAAGGAAAGTAATCTTTTCTCCAACAATATTTATCGTCATAACAAAGTACCAACTCACCAAAATCTTTACTGAATTTTGTTTTATAAGACCTCAAGGAGTTTAGTACCATATGTCTTACTAAATCCTCACTTAAAGGTTCATCTTTCATCTGTATCATCAAATTACTTATTGTAACTTGATTCATATCAACTAATATCATTTATTCTTTTTTTTATCCAAAGCTTTCAAAAACTTGGGTATCAATTCCATTTTAAATATTGTGTTAGTATTACCTTTTTTATCTTTTTCTTGAACCATAAACTTATCAACCAAAGGTTGCATTTCGTGATTAATATCTAAATCTCTATAAATAGAACTCTTGATTGATTCAATAACAAAAGATAAATCTTTTATAAATGTTGGGTCATTAACTTTCAATCCATTATCATTTAATGAATGTACTAATTGTACTATTAAGGCTTCAGTAAGTTGGTCTGCAAAAGAGATATCCTCATTAAGTCTTAATAAGTTCTCATCTGGTTTAACTACTTTTCTTTTACCCTTAAATCTTTTAGGGAATTTAATTATGTTATCGTTTTTCTTTTCCATAATAATATTTATATCCAATAGTTTATTAAACCAAAAACTGATATAATAAACCCAACAGAGTTTAATAATATGATAGAACCGTCTTTCCAAAAATATCCTACACTAACCCATACAACACTCCCTATGGTCATAAAGTATAGATTTAGTGGATAGATATTAAAAGATGTAAAACATAAGCCTATCAACAATAGGAAAGAACCAAACCATTTTAAACCTCTAACTTCTCTAGTTTCTCTTTCTTTCTTATACATCTTCTTGTACTCGCAGCCTTCTCTTTTCTTTTTCTTTCGTTCCTTGTTTCGTAATATTCTCTTTTACGAAGTTCATTGAACATATCTTCTTTTTGTAGTTTCTTTTTCAGTTTTCTAATTGCCTTGTCTACATTTCCGTTCTCTACTGCAACAGCAGTACCAGGCAATCTTTTCTCTGGGAATCTTTTCTTTTTATTAAATTTATGAACTTGTTTGAATCGCATACATATCCTCTATTAATTGATTAGTAACTTCTGCTTCATATTGGTCTACGCCAGTAAGAAATGCATTTATATCTGTTATTGATAGTTTTGTGATATCCGAAACATCTGCACACTTCATAACATAGTCTACAATATGATTAGGGATATCTTCGTGTGTATTATAAAAATAAATCATTTATACCTTTCTAATTCTCTATCAATCATCTCAGAATAATGTTTAAGATAATTCACTCCAGATTCATTAATTCCGTGTTTTTCTGGATTAATAACTTTGTCGTTCATCATTTTAACAATCTCTTCAAGATTTTCAATAGCAAGTTGTTTATTAGTTTTAATTGGTTTTAAATCTTCAAAACTCAATGTAATACCAACTGTTTCTAAATTATTCATAATTATATCCTACCATAAAAATTAATATTGTCAACCCTAATTTAAAGTTTCTACTATATCACCATTTTCAATTTTAACTAATCTGACTAATTGACCAAAGTTTGTTTTGAAAACTTCTACTAAATTATCATAATCACCAGACATCATTTCTTTGACAATACTGTCAATCTCGTCTTTTGATAAATCTAATTTAACTCCTAAATATTTTGCCTTTCTCATCAATGCAAATGCATTTCCGTCTGGGCCATTTAAATTTACTTCTACTCTATACTGCAATTTTACCCCCATTATAATAACATCTAGTTGTTTTTAAATCCTCATTATCATCAACAATAGGTGAAACATCACCTCTGCCGTCAGAATCACACTCCACGATATTGTAATAACCTTTTTGTTGACCTTCTAAATCACTAAATGCATTTTTAACTGTGTCAGTATAATATGTTTCTGTATTATACTTTACTTCATCATCTTGTGTTTTCCAATTAGGGCTCCACTCGTCATACCACCAATTACCATTAGGTGTCATAGTCTGACCTTTTTCGTTCATAATTTTAAAACATTTTTCCATTATATTACCTCTTTTAAATTAAACTTACTTGTAAGAATATCTCTTACTCTTTCTCTGTCAAGACTATCACCATAAAATGGCAAAGAATCATCACTTGCAATATAATCAATGGTTGCAGTTTGAATTTGACTTACAGTTGCACCCATATCATAGATACCATTTTTACCATAAAAATCATAAACATAACTTACAAATTCATTCATTCTTTTTGCAAATTTTAAACCTTTAACAATATCTTTTTTTTCCATATTTCTCTCTCTTTCTTTAAAAATTAGTTCCAGCCTGGTAATGTATGATTAGACCAATAATCGTTCCACACATAATTTGAAATCCAATGTATGTCAGCTTCACTCCATATGTTTTCACACTTATCTTTTGCAACATCAAAGAACTCATCAAATGATTCACATTCTTTTATATCATTTTCATCTACATTATCATAAAATCTTTCTACAAGATTTGTCATATGGTTGTCATTTATATTTGCGATTGTCATATTTTTTCTCTTTCTTTCTTGATTATATTATTATTATACTTTGTTTTAAGAACAATGTCAAGTCTTTTTTTAATTATTATGACCAAAGTTCGTTTCTTACTTTTCTTTGTTTTTTTCTTTGTTCTCTATTCCAAACTTCTTCTTGAACTTCTAATGAAGGCCACTCGTGGTCATCATCTATTGTATCGTTAACCCACGCTAATAAATCATTTGCTAACTTTTTTGCTTCTGTTTTACTAAGATTAACAACATTCATAGAATCATCAGATTGCATCCAATTAGTCTTTGGATTTCTTACAGTCAATACACTCAATCTTGCACCACCAAAACCAGCATACTGTCTTAAACTTATTGTTTTTTTATTTGAAGATTTAACTCTTTTTCCCATTTTTTTTGTCCTTTCTTTCTTGACTTTATGTCTCTATATTACCTTGTTTTGAGAACAATGTCAAGTAAAAAAGTAAAAAAAATGAAAAAAAGATATGAATTAAATCAATGACTTACGAAGATGTGTAATATTTTCTGTAATCATTATGGTTTCCATACCAGTGAACTTCGGTATGAATCTTGTTTTTATTGGATTTTATGATGTGTTTTTCCCACCAATCTGGTTCTTTTACAGTACAATGTGCATTTTCACCATTTGGTAGTATTGCTTGTGCAAGTCTAGTACAAATCGCAAGATATACAAA